GACGGATCGTCGCCAATGCCCTGGAACAGGAAGTCCCCAACGATGCCCAGCCCGCCGCCACGGAACGCCGCCGTCAACCACGTATTGATATCGTCGAGCGGGAGCGGGTCTTTGCCGTCTGCGATCTGGCGCATTTGCGTCCCGATCAGCCCCGCCGACGTCATGGCGAGGAACAATGTCCCGAGGTATCTGACCGTGCCGCCTTTCGTGGACTCCATGAGAGCGCGCCGCCAGTGCAGGGCGCTGAAACTCAGGACGAAGCTCTTGAACATCGCGGCGGAACGGAGCGCTTCGCCACGGATCGTGCCAGCCTGCGAAGTGCCCTGAATCCGCGTTGCCGTCTCTAGCGTCGCTTCAGGTATCATGTCCTTCGCCGTGGCGTTCATCAGCGACATGAACTTGCGATGAAGCTCGAAGGCCCTGCGGGTTTGCCCGAGTTTCTCGAACGCCTTGTCCGGCATCATGAACTTGACGCCGGGGCGCTCCGGTGCATCTGCCACGGCCAGCGAGCGCATCTCGTCCCAGTCACGCGCCGTGATATCGTTGCGCCGCATCCATTCGACGAACGGCAAGTCCTCGAACCGCTTGCCCGCACTCTCGCCGAGCGTCGCAGCCATCTCCATCTGCGCCGTGAAGCGCGCAGCCTGCGTATGGCTCGTAAGAAGCGATGCGCGCAGCGCGGTGTCAGCCACGCGGCGCGACCACTGCGGGCCGATAGTAGACATCATGCCGAAGCGTTCTGCCGCCGACGCGAACGACAATCGCGACTCATCGACGAAACCGATGCGCTGCGCAAGCTGGCGATCCGCAGTGTTCGTCGGGTCCATGAAGTTCATCCAGCTAACGGCAGTGCGGGTCTGCGGCAGCTTGTTGAACGCGCGGATATGCGCGGCGTTAAGGAAGTCACCAGGTATCGCGATGAGGGGGGCGGCTTGAAGAACCGAAGCAGTGATGCCATTCCTGAGGGTCGCCATGCCTGACGCGAACGGATCGTCTCGGGAGGCAACGTTATTGCGCTCGGCGCGGAAGGCCATTTCGTCGAAGAACTTCAGTTGTTTCTCGGCGCGCTCCACAGCCCTGCCGCCCTGCTCGGCTGCCTTCTTCTTCACCATGGCGCGGACAACGTTCATCCCCGTCGCCCTGTTCGGGCCAAACTGCTGCATCATCGCTATGTCGTGGGCGCGCGACTCGATATGGCTTATCATCGCGTCGAAGATATTGCCCTCTCCCACCTCGTTATGCACGCGTAGCCAGGCTTCGGCGTCCTTGAAGATCAACTGACGGCTCGCGTCGAGTTGATTGCCCGACGAAGCATTCTGCGGCCTGCCATCCGTGCGTATCTTGTTCGCGCCGCCTGTACTGATCGTGTCGTACACATCAGAGAGATACTGCTCCCTGTCGCGCGGCGGGACGAGTGTGCTGTCCGGGCGGCGTATGCGCGTCCAGTCCGCCGTCTCTTTCATAAGCTGCATCCACTTCTCGCGCGGCATGTTCGCAACTTTCACCGGAGATTGACGCTGCGTAATGCGCCAGTCTTCGCGCCTGGCGAGCGCGCCGCCGACTTCGCGGAACAGATCGACAGACAGATCGGAAGCAGCCTCCCAGCCTTTCCCTAACTGCTTTGCTGCTGTGCCCCCCGTATCCTGCCCAAACAGTTCGCGGACGATATCCTCAAGCCCCTTCTCGGAGCGTATGATCCCGAGACCCTTCACGCCGAACTCGTTCAGGATATCGGTCATGCGGGACAGCATCAGACCCCTGTAGTTGTCGCGCAACGTCGCATACGACGTGATCGGCGTGTCGGGGCGCTCAGACAGCATCGCTTGCGCCACCTTACCCGGCTCAATGTTGAGATCGGAGCGGTTGAAGGTCGCGACGATCTCAATGTTCTTGAGCGCCTGCGCCATCTTCCGGCGCTCGTCTCCCTTCAGCCTGAACATCGTCTCGCGCGTCACCTCATCGCCAGCGCGCGCTTCGGCTTCCCTGAGAGGCACGCCCTCGTCGGTGAACGCCGCGACCTTCTGGTCATACTTGTCCAGTGCAGCCTTGACCTTGGCTCGCGGAACACGCTTGCCTTCAAGCTGCTCCTGCACGCAATCGCGGAATGCCGTCATGTCCTAGCGTCCTTTCAGCCCGCAGAACCGCATGGCGTCCCCGAGGCGCTTGTCTTCGCCGAATTCCTCGACCAGATCGCGGATGCGGATGTTGATAAGCTCGGCAGTCCCTGTCTCGTCAGTGCGCGGCCACAAGACTTCATCGTCAAGGCTGCGCGCTACACCGTCCCCGAGATCGACAGTTTGCGATGCTTCCGCGCCTTCGCGCGCCGCCGCTGCGTCCAGATCGTCAACGGCCTTCGCCAGTGCGCCGTCAGGAGGCGAACCATCGTCGGCAAGCTCGGCTGTTCGCCGCGTCGCGTCAGATGGAGCCGGGCCGAAGCCGCTCTGCCTGATACGCACTGGCGTCTCGGGCCGCGTGATCGGCGCAAGGAAATCCTGATTGCCGCGTTCGCGCGCTCTTTGCTCCAGCGGACGCAACTCGTCGCGCTTACGCTGCAAACTGGCAAGCCGCCTTGCAACACGCGCGGCATCGCGGGCTGCGCCGTCGGGAGCTTGTTCCGCGCGCGAGATCAACTGCGGGAGTTGCTGTTCCAGATCGTCAGCCCGCTTGCGCAGACGCTCGGCTTGCCTGTTGTTCGGCGCTTGCTCCGCACGCTCGCGGAGGTTCGCGACGACGCTCTCGACCGTATCGGCGCGCGTCAGCGATGCGCCAGGGTCGCCAAGGGCCGCATTCGTCAAACGCGTCTCGATAGACTGCACCCGGCGGCCAAGGCGGCGGCGCTCTACCGGCGTGGACGCCGCGTCGAACGCCCGTTGCGCATCGTCCAGTTCCGCCCTGATGCCGTCGACGCGGCCCAGTTCATCCGGGTCAGCGCCGCGCCTGTTCTCCGCGCGCAATTCGTCGAGCCTGGCGCGCTGCGTTGCGATTGACGCTTCCAGCCTGTCAATCTTCTGGAACAGATCAGGGTCCGCGAGGCGCGCTGCAAGCTCTGGATCACTGACGCGCGCAGGCGCTTGCCCGCGATAGAGAACTTCGAGAGGCCCGGACGGTCCTGCGAGTGAGTCTCGAAGCGCTTCGAAGTCGAACTCGTGACGAAGCTGCGCTTCGCGTGAAGTCCCGAACGGCGACGCTGTGCTATCGCCTAGCTCTCTGGCGTCCAGTGCAGCGTTCAAAGCCCTGAACGACACTTGGCCGGAAGGACGCGAAACCCCGTAAAACTCCCCGATCTCATCGGATGTGCGGAGCCTTCCTGTTTGTTCCTCTTTGAGTAAGTCGCGAGTAAGTTGTGGACCCTCCTGCAAAGTGTCCTGCAAAGTGTCCTGCTCTCGAACAGGAGTGTCCTGGCCTGCACGAAGTCTCCTGACGCCTGCCCCGGCGGCCTCGAAGACGCCGCGAAGCGCAGCACCGCCAGCGCCCACAAACAGCGACTGCCGAATTGATCGCTCAAGGCTCGTTTCAAGGCCGAGACGTTCCCTGCTCTCCGTTACGCCTGTCAACTGGTTCGTGAATTCTATGAGCGACTGGAACGCGCCTTCCGTCCCGATCCGGCGCAGCGCCGTTTGGCCGACGCCGCCCACAGTGAGAGTCGCGGCGTTGAGCGGATCGGTGCGCGGGTCGAATGCGCCAGCCGTGCCGCCCGCGAAGGTGCCAAGCGCGCCTGTCGAGAAGAACGGGTTCTCGACCAGATTGAACTCGAACTCGGCTTGCCGCGCCTTCTCCCGGACTTCGAGGAACAAGTCCTGATACGTCTTCAAGCCCGGAACCTTGTCAGACGCCTCAAGAAACTTCCGCTCGTTCTCCCTGATGCGCTCAATGACGGGAGACGCTTCCTGCGACTGCCCAGGCGGCGCGCGGCGCTGGTCCTCAAGCGCCCGAGACGCCTCAGTGAAACGCCTTATGTCGAAACGGGACTGCGGCTCCGCGAAGCCGACGGCTGCTTCACGCTCCTGTCCGATGGACTCCAGCCGCTCGCCTGTCGCCTCGAAATACCGCTGTAGCTGCTCGGCTTCAGCGTCGCGAAACGCGCGCTCTTCACCGAACACAGCCTCAGCGCGGCGCTGCTGTTCGATGGCTATGCCGAAGCCTTCGAGGAACGTCGTCTCCGTCCGGCCACGCGCCGGGCCTCTTCCGAGTGGAAGGTCGAAACCGTTATCAGGATCAGGTTCGCCGAAGAAGTCGAATGTCATCGCGCCGCCCTGCGTTCAAGGAACTGGAACGCTTCAGCCGGGCTACGTGCACGCGGATCGCGTCTGCCTCGCTGGCTAAGCCGTTCAATCGCATCCGCACCGAGGCGAAGCTGATACTGCCGCCCTGTGCGCGCATCGTCGAAGACAGGAAGCCCGTCACCCATGACAACCTGGTACACGCCGGACTGCACCGCCACCAGTCTGCCTTCGTTGCGGATATCGTCGGCTGTGACCGGGACAGGGCCAGCCCTGCCAATGAACACCGGCGGTTCGCCGCTGACCGAGAAGGTCTGCAAGTCTTCGTCGTCAAGCCGGTCGAGCGCGTCTTCCATCACGTCTTCCGTGACGTTCGGCGGAAGCAGCGTGGGTGCACCGTTCACGCTGCCGACGTCTCCCACCATCTTCCGCAGGATTTCCCTGTACTGCCCTTCGTCGAAGCCCGTGCCGCTCGCGCCGAAGCGCTCGGCGAATATCGCATCGGCCACTTCGCGCATTGCCTGCCGCTGCTCCGGCGGCGCAGCGTTCATGGTCCTCCCGATGAAATCGTTGAACACCCGCGCCGTGCCGCCGACAGGCTCTTTCAGGATCGTGCCGACATCCTTGTTCTCCTTGAGCCTGTCCTGACCGCGCATGGCGTTCTCGGCAAGGACCGGGTTGCGCCTATGCAGCGACGCAATCACGCCAGCGCGGCCATTCTCCCTGCCGATCTGGGCAAACGCGCCGCGCGCCGCGCTGTCCGGCATGGCGCTGAACAGTTGCAGGATGCCGAGTTTCTGCTGAACAGTGCCCTGTTCGAACGCAGAGGTGAATTCGTCGACTTCCCGCTGCTTCAGCGGGCGCGGCGTTGCCAGTCCATAGAACTTCTGCGCGTCCAGCGCGATCTGACCGCGCCGGGCGAAATCCTCGCTCGTAGGGTTCTCGCTCAGCGTCAGATCGTCGGTGCGTATCACGTCCGCGTCGTCGGCGAAGCTCATGATATCACCGCCCGGCTTGAGCGCTTTCTCCATCTCCGCCAGCGCGTTCTCCGCGCCCTGGAGCACCGCGAAGTTCTGGCTCGGGACGATTGAGGCGAAGTCACGTTCGACGCTATCATAGACCTCTTGCACCGTCTTTGCAGTGCCATCGCGGTTGAAGAATATGTTCCGGTTCGAGGCCGCCTCGCCTTTGCTCACGAAGTCCTTCGCGATAGCGTCTGGATCGCCCATGCGCGCAAGGATGAACCGCCGCGCGCCGCTAGCGCCGAGGAAATGCGCGAAGTAAAGCTCCGCGTCATCCGGGTTGCGGCCAAGAGCGCTGCGCAGCGCCGCCCTGTTGCGCAGCGTGAACTCCTTCGCCATCTCAGTCGAGATAACCGGGTCGGCACGCAGCGCCAGAATTTCACTGCGCGTCATGCCCGCAATGTCGATGCCGCGTTTCGGTCCTGCTTCCTTGATCAATCTCAGCCATGTCTCGTCGACGAACTGAAACAGGCCCGTGGCGGACGACGTGGAGTTGCTGACGCCTTTCGCCTTGCCTGCAAGTTCTGACGCCGCAGCCTCACGCTTCATGAGATTGGCGAAATACGACGCGCCGATGCCCGTCGCCAATCCGGCGCGGTTCGCGAGGATCGCGTTCTCGCGTGAGAAGCCCTTATATACCTCATTCGTCTTGCCGCTCAGTGTACGGACCTCGCGACGCAGCGCGTCAGGCGGCATACGACGCCCGCCCCGATCCGCGCGGTACCGCGCCACGAGAGATGCGGCCTTGTTGATCAGATCGCGGTCGCCTGACCCTTTGACGATCTCAAGAGCGGCGTCGATCTCTACAGGACTGACCTCCTTCCCCTGCTTGAGCCGGGGTTCGATCTCGGCGAACGCGGCTTGCCCCCGCGCCTTGTTCTGTCTGAAGATTGCGGCGCGCTGCGCCCTCACCGCGTTCTGGAGCGTCTTGAAATCGCCAGGGTTGAGCGCCGCTTTCGCTTCGTCGCTGACAAGCTCCTGCGCGACCTGCTTCACTGCCGCCTCGCTCTGCGCCCCAAGGATTTGGGACTCGAACCGCGTCCGCGTCGCCTGTTCCACGAAGTCGCGCCGCAGCTTCGCCTTGATATCGCCGTTCAGGTCAAGGTTGTCGATGATGCCAAGACCATCGCCCAGCGAGTCCTCGAAGCTGGCCGGATCGGTGCGAACGCCGTTGAGAAGCGTGTCGAGCGTGCCCTGCGTGTCCTCGCGCAAGTTGCGCGCACGAGACCCTGCCTCGAACGTCGTCGCTTGTCCGAGGACGCTGTTGCGGAACCGCGCAAGTTCGAGGCGCGCTTCGTCTCTCTTGGCGTCGGGGATGCGACCAGACAGAAACTCATCGGCCCGCGTGTCGAAACTCTCGGCAAACTGCGTCGTGAAGTCCGGCGCGCCTGCCTCTGCGCTCTGCTGCGCTTCGGATAAGCGCAGGCGTTCCTCGCCCTTGAACCTCGCAAGCTCTATGGATGCGCGAAGGCCGTTGCGCTTTTCCTCCTGCTGACGCGCGGCGGCTGCGATCTGGCCGATATCGTTGCCAACGGCGACGAGTGCATCGCCGACAGGACTTTCGCCCGATGCGCGGCCAAACGTCTGCGCCGATGCCCGTGGCGAGCGTAACCGCGTCGTCGCCTGAATGTCGTTTCTGATAACGGGTATGCGGGGCATCAGTTCAACCTCAAGGATGCGCCAGCCTTCGCCGCACTACCTGCCGATCGCAGGATCGCCGCGCTGGTGAAGTTCGGGATATCGCGTCTGCGCGCGTTTTCTGCTTCCGTCGCGGACAGGTTCGCGTCGATCTCAGACTCTTGCGCGCGCAACTCGCCGCGGAACAGGATGCGGTTGACAGCAAGCTCGCCTTGCGTCGCGCTATCCTCGAACACGTCGAGCGCCGAACCCGCGAAAGCGAGGTTGTTCGACCCGAACGCGGCGCGCAGCGATGACAGGTCGCGTTCGACTTGCCGCCGCCTGTCATCCGCGTCGGCTCGCGCCTGCGCGCGCTTGATGCGCGCTTCGCGCTCAGCGACGGACTGATTGAACTCAGCCCGCTGGATATCGGCGCGCCGGTTGAACCGCGCCGCAGCCTCCTGCTGACGCGCTGACGCAATGCTGCCAACGGCTGACAAGCCAACAGAAAGAGCGGTCAGTGCTGCTGTGAGCGCCATCTATCTCACCAATGCGTACAAGGCGAAGTCCTTGCCGTCCTTGAATTTAGCCATGCGCGGAGCCTCGCAAGTGAAGCCCCATGCTTCGAGAAGCCTGCCCGCCTGCGGGAAGTCCAGATCGGCAACGCAGTCGATGCGCTCATACGGAATGCCGTCAAGAAGCTCGCGCACCAGAACCACTGTGCGACGCAACTGCCCGAAATCCATCCGTTGCGAGACCCGCCCCCACGCAACGCCGCGACCGAACCATGCTTCCTTGACGCCAACGCACCAGAGGACGCGTTCAGTGCGCTTGCAGACCCCGCTCATCGCCCATTCGTCTTCACGGCCATCCATGAGCGCACGTGTCTCTTCGCCGCAAGGAAGCGGGATCGCGGAGTCTATGGCGTGTATATGCCAATATCTGAATGCCTCCACTCGGATCATCTGCTGGCCTCGATATCTATTTGCGGATACAGGGCCACTACGTTTGCCGGAAGCGGGATAGCGCCGTCAACGAAGTACATGACCGGCGCTTCGAGGTTATGCCCTGGCGGGAAGTTGAACGGCCCCTTCTGGCCGGTGAACAGCGGCACAGGCTCCCCGATAGGATCGGTCACCTCACGGAACACCAGTTGGTCCAGCGCGCCCTCTCTGCCGAATTGCCCGACGCCGGTATCCCATAGCCTGATGACCAGATCGCGTATCTTCTTGACCTTGCCCTCGCTACGGCCTTCCGGCATGTCGGCTTCTATGCCTGTCGTCTTGAGCATGGCGTCATATGGCAAGCCGACGACGACACGCTTGTCGTCGACATTGAACGGAAGCTCGATCTCGCCATCCGTCACGGTCTGTAATTCGCCAAGGGGCGAACCGTCGACAAGAACCGCGACCTGCTCGCCTTCGAGGTGCCAGTAACCGCCCAGCGTCTTTCCCGTGACGCTTGCCGCGATGCCACTGTCGACGAAGAAGGCGTCATCAAGCGTCAGACCGGCGCGCCAGGTCGGCGTCATCTTCTCGATATAACGCCGCGTCGTCGCGCCAATGGTACGCTTCACAGCCAGCCAGACTTGATCCTCGTCAGCGTCCTCATCCGGCAAGACCTCGATATCCTCGATCTCGACATCGGTGCCCCCGAGAGAGTGCTGATGCCAGGATAAGACGCCTTGGTCCCTCTCATAGGTAAAGCCGAACAGATCACCCTTCTTGTCGATCAGCCAGGCGATGTTGTTCGGGCTTTCGGCGAACACGATGCGTGAAAAACCGTTCACGCCAAGGTGCGGCGCGAAGACGCTCAGATCGGGCGATTTGAAGCCTTCCGTGTCGGCAGAGAACACAAGCTCGTTCAACTTGCGCCCTGCCCTGTCGATGCGAAGAACCTGACTGTCGACGAGCACGGGATCGACGAACGCGCTGCCTCGCGTCGTGATCGGTTCGGCGCGCAAATTCGTTGCCGTCACCGCGCCATTCTCCGCCGCCGTCAGCGCCCAGTCACCGTTGATCGTGCCGACAATGAGGGATGTCTGCGTCGGCATGAGCCAGCGCGGCGTGCCGACCTTGCGTGAATTCAGGACTGCGAGGATCGCGCTTGTGTCGAGGACGTCTCCCGCGCCATTCGTCGGCGCGTAGGTGTCGTATGCGCCCGTTACGCTCATGGCGACCGCGTTCGGGAAACTCTCCGGGCCGCCGAGACACAGGCGATCCTCGAAGAACGCGCCGACCGCGGGCCAGCCCGTCGTGTCGCTGTAAAGCCCGAGACGCCATTCGCGGATCGGAGAGACGTCCGGGAGCGGATCGCCCTGGAGCCGCGCCTTGACTTGCGTCGTGCTGTCTACTTGCTCGATAACAGCCCACCGCCAGAACGTATCGCTGCCACGGAGACGTACATGGCGGCCTACGTCGGTCGACACGAAGCCGTCGCCGCCATTGACGACGCTCGCATCGCTCAATGTGAGCGTGAGCAAGGAGTCAGCGCTGTCCAGCGCGGGCATGAATGCCAGGCGAGCGATGCGCGGCTTGATCTCTCCGCTCGCGCCAAGCGCCTCTACGACGATACGGTAATACTGGTAATCGGGCGCGCCGGAGAAATCCAGAAACTCGGAACGGCCATTCTGCCATGCCTGATAGCCCTTGAAGGTCTGGATCGTCTCGAAGCCGGACGTGCTGCTCGTGTTGGAACCCTGGATCGAGAACGACTTCGGCGCGTAGTCCTCTGGCAGCGTCGTGCCGTCCTTCTCGACTTCAGGATAGAAGATCGTCAGACCGAGAACTTTGGTCTGCGCCGTCAAGTCGATGCCGAGCGTGCCCTCCTGAAAATCATTGCTTTCCCAGAAGCTCGACAAGTCATCATCGAACGCATTATCATCTGCGTTCCCCGTCGACGCGCTGGACGAGAAGGCGTTGCTGCCAACTGTCGCCACGTCGCCGCGCTTGTTCGGCGTCAGCGTCGCGCCTGACACGCTCTCGCGAAAATACGGGCCGTCCCGGCGCACCCGATCCTGCAACTCCCAGTTCAACAACCCTTTGCGCGTCAGCGTCTTGTCCTGCTTGCCCCGTGAGAACAGATACACCACGTCCTGCGACTGCACGAACCGCAAGTTCGCCAGGTGGGCTTCCGTGTAGTCGCTGTCAATGTGGAACACCTTTGTCAGCGTCGCACCGGACTGAAACGTCACGCCGCTTGCATCGACGCCAGACAGACTGATCTGGTTGCCGTTCACGGCATCGACAGTCGCGTATTGCGTATCAATGAAGTGGTCAAAGCCCGAGATGAACACCTGATCCCCGGCAGCAAGGCTCTCATCCGCGTCGAAGCTGACCTCCACGACAAACGGATCATCCGTCACTATGGAAGTGACGCTTATCTCATCGTCAAGCAAAACGCCGCTGCCTGAATGTATGCGAACGCGACCGGGCGCGAACTCCAGCATCAGCGATTGATCCGCTGCGAAGTTGAACGGCACAAGCCTGATCTTCTTCGTCTCATCGTAGTAAGGCGCATGAAGCGCGGTGCCGGAGCGCCGACTGGCGACGCCTTCGGTGAGCGGAATGAAGTTATCGCTCTCGACCAGCGATGCGGGATACCGCTCGTGATCGGTGCGGCCAAGTGTGGAAGGCCCCCATACGCCGCCGTTGAACGAGAACCGGGGAGGGGAGAGCTTAGTCACGATCTGTCCCCCAATCCAGCGGAGCGCCGTGGCGAGCCGCTTCTACCCATCCGCCTTCGGGGATATCGACAGGGCCGCGCTGGAACGCGTTCGACGCCGCAGCCTCTCGCACCGCGACGCGGTATTGCTCCCGCGCCTCTTGCGCCTGCTCGGCGCTGCCGCTCACAGTCTGCGTCAACCGCAGCGCGAGAGCCGCACCGACGACCGGGTTGAACAGAGGGTCAAATTCGCTCTCATCAACGCGCTTGATACAAGTGACAGTCAGCGGCGCGGCTTCGTCCGAGTACAGATACGGACGCTGCACGATCCAGTCCGACAACTGCGGCCTGAGAATGCGAAGAATGTCCGGCGGCAGAAAAAACGCGTTCTTGCGCGCGGGATGCGACGCGCTCGGGTCTGCTGGAAGCGACGGGTGCTGGATCGCGAAGGACCACCGGCGCTTTGCCAGTTCTTCCTGCACAACCTGCTCGTAGTTCCGCGCTACGAGCCTCTCATTGGTGTTCGACGGGTTGGAGATGGACGAGATAGGGGACTCGCCAAGGAAGTCCATCGCGATATTGGCAATCGCCACATCGGTCAGCGGCATTGGCAAGCCCCCTCATCTCTTAGTAGCTCATGTAGGTGATGTAGCCTTCGATGAC